GACAGCACAGTATTGTGATGGAGGTTCAGCTTGTCATATTAATCTTGAAGACCATCTGAGCAAAGAGCAGTATCTCAAGCTGATAGACTTTGCTGTAGCTAATGGAACCAACTACTTCACATTTAATATTCCTAATAGTAAGTGTGATGATTGTGGCTACATTACTAAGCATCCTATCACTGAATGTCCTAAGTGTCATAGTAAGAACATCACCCAATATACCAGAGTGATTGGCTATCTCAGACCTATCAAGTCATTTGGTAAAGACAGGCAGGTTGAAGCAAGCCATAGAACCTATAGTGATGGAAGGAGTGAGATATGCTAAAGTATGTAGATGCAAAAGTAGTCTTTGCTGAAGTGCCAGATGAAGTAACTCTTGCTATCAACATATCTAATTGTCCATGTCAATGTAAGGGCTGTCATAGCTCTTACTTGGCACAGGATATAGGCACTGAATTAACTTTCAATGAAGTAAGGAAACTTATCAAGAAGAATAGTGGAATTAGCTGTATAGCTATTATGGGAGGTGATGCAGAGCCAGACAAAATAAATACTTTGGCTTCTTTCATTATTAACCATTATAATTCCATAAAGGTAGCTTGGTATAGTGGAAGGCAAGAGTTGAATAATAATATTGACCTGTGCAACTTTGATTATATAAAACTTGGACCCTATAAGGAAGAGTTTGGTCCACTTAACAGTAGGACTACTAATCAGAGATTCTATAAAGTCAATGGCAAGGAATTGGTAGATATAACAAGTAAATTTTGGAAACATGAAACTGAAAATTAAAGTAAAAGTATTAACTGAAGGCTGTATGCCTGTGATTAATGAGAATGGTGATTTAATTGATTTGAGAGCAGCAGACACCTATACATTCAATGCACCTCAAGCTGGTGTTCAATATCAAAAAGACAATAAAAAGTATAGGGATGTTACCTTTGATGAGCAGTCAATTAAATTGGGTGTAGCAATGCAGCTCCCTAAAGGAATGATGGCTAAACTTAAAGGTAGAAGTTCTCTTACTAAGAGGCATGGGGTAGTCATGTGTTGTAGTGGTGAAATTGATAACAGTTATAGTGGCAATGGTGATGAATGGCTATTCAGAGTATTTGCTATTAAGGCTGGTAAAATTGAGAAACATGACAGAATATGCCAATTTGAGGTTGTTCCTAATCAGAAAGCTACTATGTGGCAGAAGATTAAATGGCTGCTAAGTTCAGGTATTGAGCTTGTGGAAGTGGATGACTTAGGTGATAATAACAGAGGAGGATTTGGTACTTCTGGTGTCAAGTAATAACTAAAAAAAGCATGAAGCATGGTATTAGAAGTAATTGGTATTATGCTTGCAGTAATCATTCTATCTATTATCATTAATGGTGTAGAAGATTACTGTAAGCAGAGTAAAAGGGTAAATATGTCTTTCAAAGAAGCTATGGATTTGGTAGAGTTGCCTGTGGTAACATTTTATAATGGAGATAAGAAACTTAACTTCTTGTTGGACACTGGAAGTAATATCTCCCAAATCAACAGCTCTATTCTTCCTCTTCTTGACTATAAGAAGATAGAGGAAAAAAACATGGATGTAACAGGAATTGAAGGTAATAAGGTGAACACTGGGTTCTGTGAAATGACAATCACTTATAAAGGACAAAAGTTTGTAGGTGATTTCTGCATTCATGACTTGGATGATGCCTTTGCTATTGTCAAGGAGGAGTCTGGTGTACAGATTCATGGTATTCTTGGTAGCCTGTTCTTCCAAAAGTATAAGTATGTCTTTGACTTTGAAAGTCTTATTGCTTATTCTAAGAAATAATGGAAGATATTATAAAACTTAGGTCCAGATATGGAGCTATAAACTACCTCAAGAAAATGCCTAAACCTGATGGTACTGATTCTAAAACTTATGTACTTAAAACTGATGTACCCACATTAAGAGTAGGTGAAGTTCAGGGAGGAAATAAGTTTATTGACCCATCAGGGGGTCCAATGATTGTGGTAGGATGTGAGCTTGAAGAAGCCAAGGCAGTTGTCAAATCTATAGACTTTGTTGAGGGTTATGGATGGACTATAACATTTGAATGATGATATATTTTGTTACTGGTCAGAGAGAACTGTTTGAGTTTCCTAATGCTAAGTATAAGTGTATCTCTGTAGAGGAGTCTCTTAAAATATTAGAGCCTCTTCAAGTGGTAGGTTTAGATACTGAAACTACAGGTACAGAGATATGGCAGGGTAAATTGCTTACTCTTCAGCTTGGTAATAAGGAAAATCAAGTTGTAATAGACTGTATGACTACTGATGTCAAGCAGTATAAGGATTATCTTGAAAGTGACAGATTATTCATCATTCATAATGCAAAGTTTGATTTAAGATGGCTGTATAAGGAACATATTGTAGTCAGAAATGTCTATGATACTTATTTAGCTGAAAAAATTCTATTTCTTGGATTCCCACCTGGCATTGTATCTTTGTCCTTGCAGGCTTGTTGTGATAGGTATTTAGGTATCTTTCTTGATAAGACTGTTAGAGGACAGATACATGCAGGTATGACAGAAGAGGTTATAGTTTATGCAGCAAATGATGTTGTGCATCTTGAGGATATTATGGACTTACAGCTCAAAACTATCACTGCAAGAGGTCAGAAAATGGCACTTGACATTGAAAATGAGTTTGTAAGAGTCCTTGCATATATTGAATATTGTGGTATTAAACTTGACCCTGTTAAATGGAAGGCTAAGATGGATAAGGATGCTGAGAGGTTAAGAGTTGCTGAATATAAACTTAATGAGTGGGTAGTGGATTATGTAATGAAGAAGGGTGACCCTTCTCTCATAGTAAGAAACTATGATACTCATAAGAAAGGCAAGCCAGCCAAACTTGCAGATAATGTGTATGTGGTAATACCACAGCCTTCATTATTTGCTGAGTTTGATACTGGACCTCAATGTATCATTAACTGGAATAGTTCTAAGCAGGTAATCAGATTGTTTGAGGAACTTGGGTTTGACCTATTAGTCAAAGACAAGAAAACAGGCAAGATGAAAAAGTCTGTGGAGTCTAAGTTTATAGAATTGCAAGCAAGTAAGAGCAGTATTGTTCCTTTATACTTGGAATATTCAGCAGCTTTCAAGGTAGTGACATCTTTTGGTCAGAACTTCCTTGATGCCATTAATCCTGTTACACAGAGAATCCACCCAACATTCAATCAAATGATGGATACAGGTAGGTTGAGTTGTGGTTCAGGAGGAAAAGGCAAGGGAGGTAAGACTAAAGATTATGATATTGCAGAGGAGGCAGATGATAACAAAGACACTTCTACACAAGCAAATGATAAGAGTGTTAATATTCAACAACTGCCAGCCACAGAAGAAACAAGGGCAGCATTTGTACCTGAAAAGGGTCATTTGCTGGTAGATTGTGATTATGGAGACCAAGAGGGTCATGTATTCACTGAACTATCCAATGATAGGGAATGGATTGCATTTTATAATGACCCTGCCCAGAGGGATGGACATTCCTTTGTAGCCAAGATGTGTTTCCCTAAAGACCTTGATGGGGTTGCAGAGAAGGATGTCAAGAAGGTAAGAAAAGACCTTAGAGACTTGGCTAAGAAGGCAAGGTTCTGTTTCAATTATAATGGTCAGGCTCCTACAATGGCAACTAATTGTAACATTCCTGTGGACTTTGCAACTGAGATTTATAACAACTATTTCAAGAGATTTAATGGTATAGCAAGCTATTTCAAGGTACAAAAGAGAGATATGTGGAATAGAGGCTATATCCTAATCTCAAAGATAACTGGACTAAGGGCATACATCTATGACTATCCTATACTGAAAGGTATTGAAAGGAGAAAGAATGGTATGGAAGATTTCTGGGATATATACAAAGCTGCAAGAGATAGTGGTAGAGTAATATCTGAGATTCCACCATCTGTCATGCAAGAAATTGCAAAGAAGTTTGCCCAAGGTGTTCCTATTGAAGAAATAGCTGTTAGGTATTCATATAAGGTTAAAAAGGCAGGCAAGGTAGAGGAAAGATTCATTGATATTAACAGGGAGACTGTATATGTGTCAGTGATGAAATACTTATGGAAGAGAAAGAGTGCTTCTGACAATCAGTCATGTAACTATCCATCCCAAGGAACTGCTGCTGCAATGACTAAGATAGCAGGTATTAGATACTTTAATCACTTGGTTAATGATGGACTTATATTCAAAGTCCTCATTCCTAATGATGTACATGATGAGTATCTGATAGAGCCACCTGAAGAAATTGCAGAGCAGGAAGCTAAGAAGTTAAGTGAGTGTATGGAGTATGCAGCAGCAATCTTCTGTAAGAAAGTAACTATTAAAGCTGTGCCAGAAATTGCCCCTTGTTGGGTTCATTAATATGGAAACTTGGAGAATAGCTATACCTGTAGTAATATTCATACTGTGTGTAATAGGTGTATGGTATGTAATAAGACAGGTCATAAGTATATGCCACTCTACAGGTGCAGGATGAAGAATCCTGTATCTGGAGAATGGTTTAATGCTTTGATTTATCAAGGGATGGAGAATGGTGAGTTGTATGTCAGAGAGTACAAAGACTTCTTTGATAAGTTTGTGAAACTTTTAGACTGGGAAAATGGAACAAAAGAAACAAAAGAAACAAAAGAGAGTGGACAATGTTAATCATCCTCCACATTATACATGGCTTAAAGATAAATGTGGGATTGAGGTGATTGATATAGTAAGACACATGGATTTTTGCTTAGGCAATGCCATTAAGTATATACTTAGGGCAGGACATAAGCAGGATGCAAGCCTTACAGATAATCAGAAGGAAATTGAGGATTTGAAGAAGGCTATATGGTATATCAAGGACAGGATAAAACAATTAGGTGGTGAAGTATGACATTTACAATTCATTTCAAAGATGGACATAGGGAAACCTATAATAATAGGTATGATGTCTATGCTACATTTCCTGATGTAGTAAGACCAAAGTACAGCCTTGAATTTAAGGACTTCTTTATACCTCTTCAAAAGTGTATAGAGAGGGACTCAAAGAGACCTAATCCAATAGGAGAAGAGGTCATAAGAAAGACTTATGAGAAGTATAAAGACATTCTGAAAGTATAGTATGAAGCAATATACATCAAGAGAGTTTATAAAGATAGTAGAGTTTAATGGTTTCCATTATAACAGACATAGTGGAGACCATGCTATCTATGTGAATGATAAGGGGAGGCATATCAGCATACCTAAGAATCTTGAATGTGTAATTGCTCGAAGACTGATTAAAGAGAATAACTTGATAACAGACATTAAAAGGAGAAAAAAAAAATGACTGAAAGTGGATATTATCCTCCAGGGGCAGAACATGACCCTAATGTACCCTATGGGTGCAGATACTAAAGATGCACCCTGGAATCAGGTTGATAATCCTGAAAGGGAAATTGAGGTCACAGTAAGTGTCACCCTTAGTAAAACTGTAAAGATTAAGGTATCTGACTATGAGATTACTAACTCTGGAAAGGATGAAGATGGTGAATATTTTGAGGATATAGATTACTCAAACTGTGACCTTAAAGGGGCAGTTGAAGAGCAATACCCAACTCCTGACAAGATATTGGAGAAATTAGGGGAGTTTGCTGAGAAATACCCTCATAAAGTTTACCCTAATTATAAGACAGGGGTATTCAAGGGTTGGAATGTTGATGACTTTGAAGTTATAGAGGAATACTAAACTTAAAGAAGTATAATGAAAGTATTAAAGATTTATTCAAGAACTTGTGGACCCTGCAAGGTGCTGGAGAGCAATCTCCAGCTTGCAGGTATTCCACATGAAAGTATAGATGTTCAATCTGTACAGGGTGAGGATATAGCATCCAAGTATGAGATAAGAACAGTCCCTACTCTCATCTTAGTAGATGATGAGGGAAATGTTGTAAAAAGACATAGTGGTCTGTTAGGTATTCAAGAATTAAAAGAGTTTTGCAATGAAGCTGATTAAACCAAGTTTTGAAATATGGGAACAATCTGCTGGTCTTGAAGGAGTTTATAAACAGATTGAGAAGGTAGGTAGAGTATGTTATAAGTCTGAGGATAAGATAACAGAAGATTCTGCCAAGCCATTTGTAGATAGGATGATTAAGTCTGGTCATGGTGCTATGTTAGAGCATGGTACTGTATATTTACAATATGAGGTTGTAAAGGGTGCTATTAATCCTCTAACAAAATACTATCTCAACAAATACTCAAAAGTTAAAGCAAAAGAGGGAGCAATTGGAGAAACTATGAGATTGTTTGTTACTACTAATCTTAGAGTATTAGTAGAGAATGATTGGCTTGATGACTTGCAGTATATCTGTGAACCTACAGAGTACCATGAGAGAAGAGTTACTGTACACTTTGTATGTGATAGAGGTGTATCACATGAGTTTGTAAGGCATAGAGTAATGTCTTTTGCTCAGGAAAGTACAAGGTATTGTAATTACTCCAAGGATAAGTTTGGTAATGAACTTACCTTTATTATTCCTTGTTGGTTAGATGTTCCTGATGCTTTAAGCCTAAAAGATAGTATGGATGTAAAGAAGTTTGTTTGGGGAACTGATAATTTGGCTGCTACAGTTGAAGAAAAAGGTGTAGTGAATAGGCA